GATGGTTCAGCCGTATCAAGAACAACCTATGCAGAATTATTCGCTGTAACAGGTACAACTTACGGAGTTGGTAATGGATCAACAACTTTTAATGTTCCTCAATTACAAGGTAAGATGCCACAAGGTTTTGATGGTAACACATATAACTTAGCAGGCACTGGCGGTGCAAATACCATTACAGTGGCTGTTACTAATAACCAAGCAGTTAATAGCTCTTTAGCAAACAATCAAGGTGTTTCAGTTACAGGAAGTATTTCTAACACATCTATATCTACTGCTCAGTTGGCTTCTCATAGTCACACTAGAGGAGCAGCAGGTGGCGGTGGATCAGGTATTCAAGGTATGGGAAACCCAGGAGTAACTAACACAGGTTCAACAGGATCAGGTACTGCTCATAACCACTCTCACACTTTATCAGGAACTTTAACAGGAACTGTAGCTTTAACAAACGCTTTAACTGGCGCTGTTACGGCAGCAGGGACAAATTCATTCTCACCTTTTGTGGTGGTTAACTATATTATAAAGCATTAGGAGATATTAATGGCAACACAAATTGTAATTTTTAACGAAGAAGCTATAAAAATAGATGATTCTTTTCACATTGATTGGGCTGATAAAGGTAATGCGTGGCAAGCAGAATGGATACCAAATACAGTTCATGTTGTAATTTGGAATGCTTTACTTGGACAAAATGAAATTCAAAGTAAAGATGCATCTACTGGAATGATGACAGGTAATACTAATTTAAATGCTACTAGCGATGCTGTTGGTTCAACAACTGTGGCTGCTTTACTTACTTGGGCAGAAACAAGAAAAGGTCAAATAGAAGCTGCTATAACAGCTTATACTAATGCTGTGGCTGATGATAAAGCTAATGGCACAACAAATGCTAACGGAAAAACTTGGATAGATTACGATTCTAATTATTCTTAATTTCTTCTTTGGTGTCTGAATAAGGCCCATTTACATCTACATAATGAATAAATAATTGATGATGCCAATATTCTTTTGGTTGATTAAAAACAGGTCTCCAATGTTCTATTTCACATCCTTTATAAATAACACCATCTCCTGAATTTATAACTATGGGTATATTTCCCATACATAAAGGCCATTTGTAATCTTTATTCTTATAAAAATATTTTAAAGTTATTGATGCACTTATTTCACATTGACTTCTGTCTATATGTTTTTTAAGTTCAGCTCCTCCAAGATAAATTCTATTGTATGAATATATAGGTTTTAATTTTAAATTTGTTTCTTTTTCCATAATAGGAAGTAAGTGATGAACCAAGTGTTTATATATTTCTGAATCTTTTGAATGATGAGAAGAAGAAAGAGGTACTTGATCATCTCCTTGTGTAAAGTTTTTTAAACTCCATGAGCTTAAATACTCTACCATGTCGTTAGACAACATATTTTTAACATATTTATATTTGTTAATTTTTAATGAATCCACGTTATTATTGCATGCCTATCACCATTTGAAACTGGTGTTACGGCGTGTGGAAAACAAAAATTACTAGGAAACATAATAATACTTCCTTTCTTTTTTTCTATTAAATATTTTTCGTCAAAAAAAACAAAATCTCCTCCGTCATAATTATCATTTAAAATTAATGAACAACTTAAAACTCTTGGATGTAAATCCATATGATCAACATGCATTTTATATTCGCCATCTTCAGCGCCTTTATATAATAAATGGTTGTATCCAGTGTCTTCAACTGAAACACCAAAATTACACCATTTAAAATCAGAACAATATTTATCTAAAGCAGAAGAAACTATATTAAAAATATCATCATCAAATTCTTTTGCTATATGTTTTGTATAGCAATTTCTTATTTCTTTGTTTGCACCTTCATCTCCAACAGTAGCTGTTTTAAATTCTTTGTAATCTACCGTGTTTATAATCTTATCACAAAGATCATAATCTATCATATTGTCATATTTTTTTACAAATTGTTTTATTTCCATGATTTTTTATTCCAAAACATTTTTTTATATCTATCGACCCACTCACCATTTAAAAAATTAATAGTTTTTGCATGTAACTCTTCCATATAAAAACCTGACCACATTTTCCATGATTCACGTTTAAATGGAATTATTTGCACCATAGGATCTCCTTTTTTAATTAAAAATTGTTCATCTCTTTTTTTTAAAATAAAAGGAAAATTAATTACATTTACATATGTATCAGTGTCTACTACGCCTTCAATAATTTTCCATCTTTCTTCTAATCTATTCATTGGGTGTATAAACAGACAACTATAGCCAGGAGGAGTTTTAATTAACCATTTATTTATAAATTTTCCTGCAGCTTCTCCTGTAGTTTTGTGCCATTCTTTTGGTAATTGCGTTTTACCATGATATCCAAAATCACTTTCTTCTCTATTTGCTGGAGTAACACTAAAATCATTTTCAACAGGATCAACAAGATAATCTTGATCAAAAGGAATTATATAGCCCGCAGTCATTGAATCTAAAAAAGGAACGCATGTTTTAACTGTTGCATTATGTAAATTTTTATTTTCAAACCTTTCAAGTTTTTTATAAGCATCTTCAACAAATCTATTGGCTGGTTTTGGATGTGGCCATACCTCAAGCATATCTTTTCTTGTAGCACAAAAAGTAATTTTTTTATTAATCATTTATTCTCCTTTATAACAAAATTAAAAGACATAGAACGACGGACTTCATCAACATTTTTTGTTTTAAAAGGATTAACTGTGTGCATATGATTAGCTTGAAAAATAAAAAAATCTCCTACTTTAGGTGCAAAATCTAATATGTGTTCACCATTAGGTGAAACAAAAGTTAATATTCCATCTTTAAATTTGTGAGGATCTTTAACATCATTTATAAATTTGGGAACTTTTAAAAATAAAACTGTTGAAAATCCTATAGCATCATTATGAGTATGAAGAGGATTATATTCCCCTCTAACCATATCATTTACCCAACAACCTATTATTTCTAAGTTTTTTGCCCCAGGTGGAAGAAGTTTGGTTTTTATTATGGCATCAATATAATTATCCATGCATTTAGTAATTGATTTAAAAGCGGTTGTATTAGCAATAATAGGCATCAAATCTAATTCTGAATCTAAACGGCCTGCTAATTTAGGGCCATAAGATTTTAGAGTATGTTTAGCTTTCTCGTATTTTTTATTGATATCTGCAATATTATTTTTAGATATCTTATACTGTCCTATTAATTTTCCACACGTATACATTTGTTGTAAAATCATCAATACTCCTTTCGTTCTTCATTATAGATAGGATTAAAATTAGCTGAAATAGTAATTCGAGTTTCGTCACTTGTATTAGGTGTAACTGAATGCAAAAGTTTTCCATTAAATATTATAACAGTTCCTTCTTCTGCTTCTAAATAACGAGTATTATTGTCTTCATTTTTTTTAACTAATGAAAAATTTTGTTCTCGGTGAAATACAAATTTTGATGAAGTGTCTTCTGTTTTTACAAAATAAGTACAACCCAATGTAAAAGGATGATTATGTAATTCTGCATAATTATTTTTTTCATACCAATTAATCCAACATTGATCTGTTCGTAAATTAGGACAATCATATTCTTCAGTTTTTATTATCTCTTGAATAAAATTATTTTTAATTACACTAATAATTTTATTTAATGAATCGTATCTATGATGAGAATCCCAAGCAGTTCTAAAACCTTTTACTCTACACTCCTCTGTTATTTGAGTAGAAAAATTATGTTTATCTTTATTTTTTTCCACAAGAACAATTTGTTCTATTTGTTTTTTCCACTCTACATGGTCAGGCATTTTAAAAGACCACATATTTTCAACAAAAATATTGTGCTTTATTATTTCTAAATTCATTCTTTTTTCTGCTCTTTTCATAACATGAATTTGCTGTCAAGAAAACAATTATAAAAAGATTACTTGATATATTCTGTACACATGTTTAAATTGGATCTCACCCAAAAATTATAAATCAAGGAGATATATGGAAAATCAAGAAGTATTGAAGGCTATAGCTACCCTTGCTGATAAGGTGAGTCGTTACCACGAACGTTTATTAGCAGTGGAAAGAGAAAACGAAAAATTACAAAAAGAAATATTAGAACACAGAAACGTGCCTCATATACATACAATTCAAGGTAAACCACATAACTCCGATGCAACAGTTATGGTAACTGGTTTGGATTCTGATATGGAATGTGAAGCTTGTAGCGCTTAATTACTCAGGAGTTTCACCTAACATATCTGCTAAAGAAGGGGCGAATACTTTTACGTCTCTTCTAATTTTTTCAACAGTAGTAGATGTTCCTGGATCATCAATGTCAGCTTGAGCTGCAGCTTCGGTAGCATACTCAGCACCTGTGTCCACATGTGTTAACGTTGTTTCAGTTTTTACTTTATAATGAGGAATTTGTCTTCCATCTGAAGTTGTAACATGTCCTAGTAGTTCAGCTGGTTCAATTATCGGCATTAGTGTTTCTCCAATTTATGTTAAAACTAATAATAACTCTGTCATCATTAGAATAATTTGTTTGTACTTCATGTTGTAACCATGATGGAAAAAAAATCAAGGAATTTTCAACAGGTTCCCATTGTACGCTGTGAGCGAGGTGTATGGAGGCTTTATCTATTTTAGGGGGTGATAACACCTCTGACTGTGGTTTAGGTTCTAAAAACACAATATTTCCACACTTTTTAGGAGCTTTTAAATAAAATACACCTGATAGATAGTTATAAGGGTGTGTATGCACGTTGTTTCGTGATCCTGGTGGATTTATCATACCCCACATACCAGTCATTTCAGGATTGTAATCATCTTGTACATCCATGTGATTAAAACAATCTTTAGCGTATTTAAGAATGTCACCGACCAACGGATTAAATTTTTTTATACTATATATTTCATCATGACTATGCCAACCACCTATGTTTGAGCGAGGCATACCCATCTCATCTTTTTCTCGTAGTTGATATATATTATCAACAAGATGTTCATGGCCTTTTAGTTGTAGTGAAAATACGGGGGTAATAAATAGAGAGTGTAGATCAATCAAAGTTGTCCTTTCGTGACCTCCATAAAACTAGCTATAATGTGCACCTGATTGGCAGCATTAGCTTGAACTTTAAGAATATCACTTTCTTGCAAAACTAAAGGTTGAGTCAATAATTCTGTTGTTGTAACTGTAGCAACACTCTTTGCTTTGAATACTTCAAAGGTTGCAGCGCCTCGGACAACTTCAACATCAACTAAAGTTGTTGAACCAGAGTCATTGCAAACTAAAAGAGATTTTACTACATCCGTAGTAGGCGGAACAGGTGGCGTTGCACCAGCATCAGCCGTTGGAACTGTTATAATAGTTGTTAAATCTGTTGTGGTAATATCTACCATTGCGCTTTTAAAAGTATTAGCCAAGGAAAAAAGCCTCCGACTGTGATTCTTCTTTTAAATCTTGTTGATAGTTAGTGTTAAGTAAAAGAATAATTTGATCTAGTAATGAAACCATTTGGTCAAACTGATTGGAATCATATTCTGGCGTTGCGTTTGGTAATCGTGTAATTGTTATTTTAGCCATTATCTTCTTCCGTCTGGTCTAAGTTGTAATTTGGTTGATCCAAGTCTCCAAGCTGTGTCATTAACTGTGTTAGTTTCATATTTAATTTTAACTGCTCTACCTCTACCTCTTACATCAATCTTCTCTGTAGTGCTAGTAATACTGCCTGTTGTAGTTACGTTAGCTGCAGACTGTGGATACTGTTCTAATGTTAAAGTAGCCGTCATTGTATTAGCCAAGTTATCAAAGTCAGGAACTAATCTACTAACTGACATGAGCTCATCACCATCAGCAATCTCAACAGATCCAGTTGTTAAAAAAGCAGGTAAAGCTGTACCATCTGCTTGGTTATTGCCCGATTCATGTTCGTAAAGATAAGAAGCACCTGCAGTCAAACCTAATATAGTAGATACATTTGCTGTTATAGAAGCATCGTATTCTGTGGCAATGGGCTGTTCAAATACATAAGCACCGAGCCAAGTTGTTCTACCAAGATTAACAGTATACCAAGTGTTTTCTAAATAATTGTAAGCAACACCTCTGTCTATTGCCGTAGCATTTGCTGAAGGATAGTACCAAATAATTTCATTAAAAGCTGTGTTAATACCACAAGCAATATCATTTCTGTTTGTATAACTAAGATCATCAAATACATAATCTTGCACAGAACATGGCATTTTTTTAACAACACCATCATACATGTAAAAAGAATTATCTGACATCCAGTAAGAACGACCATTTATTTCTATTGCTGCATGTTGTGCTATTAGTCCACAGTTAGCACCAAGTTGTCTAAGACCAAAAGTAAAAGGTGTACCAACAAACTGAATACCGTGAAGTGATGTATCTGTCCAAACAAGTATTTGACCAGATGATTTAACAGCCCCTACTATTCTTGAACCATCTGATATACGAAGAGAACCAGCTTCGTTTGTTGCTACTGGCGTGTAATCTGTAGCATCTTCTCTATCTGAAAATCTAAAAAGCAAATCATCTTGTGTAGCTGCGTTACCTATTGTTGTCTCTGTACCGAAAATCATTAAGTGTCTTGTATCAGTGGATACCAAACTAAATCTAGATGCAGTAGGAGCGTTGGATAAGGCCGTAGCTCTAGCATCTATTGCACCAGAAAGATCTTTTATATAGGTACTAGCATTTAATACTGTAGCAATTAAATCTTCACCGAAATTATCTAATGACCAACTTCTTGCTGCAACAGTAACACTTGAAGATGTGCTTGGTTCATTCCATTTTCCTGCACTCCAAGTATCTGTGCCCCATCCATAACCATAAGTTGATGTAGCTTCACCAATATTAATTTGATAGTTAGCATTACCCGATCCTCCTCCACCTGATGTGGAACCAGAAGCTGCGCTAGTATGTGTTACTTTATAAGTATTAGCGTCAACGTATGTTGTAACTTCAAACTCATTGTTCATGTTCAAACCATCTATTGCAGAGAAAGAATCAAAAGTTACAAAGTCTCCTTCAATAGCGCCGTGATCTGCGTCAGTGACAGTAACTGTTGTTGTACCATTTGTTGTAAAAGGATTTGTTAAAGCTGCTGTTTCTCTAATAGGTGTAATGTCATAAAGAGCACTACCCGAGAATAAATATAATTTTCTATCGGTACCTAAAGCAAGGTATCTGGTTCCGTCTAAACCAATCCAGCTATGCGTATCACGGACCACGCCCACGACAGTTTTATTTGGATCTGGTAAATAAGACCAACCTTTCCATCTTTCAGGTTTTCCATAGTGAAAGCGTACAAGATTTGAGTCAACATATTTACGTTGATCCCCTGCTGAGTAAGCAGTATCTTGTTTATCAATGCCTGGTTGGAACTTTAAGTCAACTAATTTCATGTCGGAGTATACTAAATTATTTATTGTTTTGTGGCAAGAATTGAGTGGCCACGTTGCCTTTGAATGAGTAATTACCCATATGTGTCATGCCACTAATAATGTCAGCATATATTTTACCACCTATTTTCTGCCATAAACGACAAAAAGCATAGTCTTCCGATAAATATCTTTTAGTTTCTGGCTCTATCATTGTGTCAAAAAATGCGTAGTTCCAATTAGATGTGTCATGATAATCAAATCTTTTGTCATGAGGATCATTTAAATGTTGATCAGATGTAAATTTAAGATCAGGATACGCTAATGCCATTTTCTTAAATACGTTTCTTTTTATTAACATAAAACCAGTTGCGCCATCTAAGACTTCTATAAATCCTTTTTCAGCTACGACATGCTTTGGATCTTTAACATTTAAATTATACATTAAAGAAGAGGCGTGTAATTCATCCTCACTAATATTAGGATTTTCTTTTACTTTAGTAATAGTTTTTGTCCAGTTAATTTGTTTACGAGGATATACACCTGTTACTACATCTTCATCTAAGTCTAACATACGAAACACCGAATTAGGATTAAAAGCAATATCAGCATCGATAAACAAAAGATGAGTATACTCTGTATTATCCATAAATAACTGTACTAATGTATTACGAGCTCTTGTTACCAAAGACTCATTACCAATAGTTCCAAATTGTAGTTCTATTTTTTTTTGTGCGGCTAAAGCTGTAAGTTGTAAACAGCTTTTAAAGTAATCAGCTGTAAGCATGTTGCCATAACACGGAGTACCAATAAATATTTTTGTCATTCAATATGTGATTTAAAATTAAAAGCTAAAGATATTCTTTCTTTTTTTGAATCTATTACTCTATGAAAAGTTGTTGAATCAAATAATAACAAATCTCCTTTTTCTGGAGTAATTTTTTTTCTTGTATTTTCTGGAAAAACTGCAAACTCTATGGATGAATTTTCGTTTGAAAGATACAAAACTCCTGAGCCTGAGCTGCCAAGATGTTGATGAAATTCTTGATATCCATTTTCTTGTAAAACATTTATCCAGGATTCATCAATGTAGAAAGGCACTGATTTTTTATAATTATTTAAATAAAGGTTTTCTATTTGTTCATAAATATTTTTTCGTATATATTTAAATTCTTCGATATCATGAAGAATATTTTTATAAACGTCATAAGATGTTTTTATGTTGCAATCCCAAGATCTTGCTAAAAAGTTTTTTTTATTTTGTTTTATGTATGAAAAAATAGTCTCAAATAAATGAGGATTTATTTTTGTTTTATATACACTTACTTTTTTTAATTCTATTTCTTCAATCATGTTTTAGAATAACTCACTGTTAAGTATTCTATTTTTTTTAGCCAATCTTTAGGTATAGCAATAGCACCACCACCTGTAATGTCTTCTTTATCTTTACTGTAGGAACGCATAATAATTATTTTTTCTGGACCATTATGTACCATCCACCCTACTTCTTGACACACAGCTAACGGAGCAGAAACAACTTCTTTAATATCAAGCCACCCTGTTTCTGTATCACGAGCGTCTAACCACGTCACACGGACCATAGGTGCTTTTTTGATGTCAAACATTAGTTATCTAAAGGCTGTGGTTCTTCTTTTTTAATTAAATGTAAGTTAAAAGATACCGATCTTCTCTCTTCATTTGGTGTTCTAAATGGATATACGCCGTGTGCTAACCAGTTTGGAAACAAAAATATATCACCTACTTTTGGTGACTCTTGATGCTTATGTCCACTGAATGTAGCAGCTTGACCATTAAACCAGCATATATCACCTACTGTTGGATAGTGATCTTCTTTTGCATACTCTGCTGGTAGACTTGGTGGCACTCGTAAGTAACACACACCTGACAGTTGACCCTCATGTATATGAAAAGGATTAAAGTCTCCTGCATATTGGCTCACGGACCACATAGATTCAATAACCATTTTACCTACGTAATCAGGTGAAATAGTTTCACTTGCTGGTGGTATAGAAATATAATTCTTAACCATCTCACCAATTAGTTGAACCATTGGCATAAACTCTTCTGTGTTCATCCAGTCTTGAGGATAACGAACTTCTTGTTTAACATTACCTGCTAAGTTACCTGAATGGTCAAACTCTTTTGATAATTTCTTATCAGTCAACATCTCTGTTGCTTTATCATCCAGCATTTTAGTAATGAAATCAGGCATTCTGCCTCTCATTATTGTCGGACCAAAAGGTCTAATAGTGTCAAACTGTAAAACTTGTTCAGTTGGTTGTTTCTTCTTAGCCATGCATTTCCTTTCTTTGCATAAATATCTATTGTCATATAGCAATTATTTGCCTATAAATATAGGATTAAATTGGCTCACGTTTCAAGTTTCGCCTTCTTGCTACATTTATAAGATGCACTATTAGGAGATTATGAAAAAATTGAAACTACAACAGGGCGGATTGGCTAATTTTCAAGACGCTGTCGGAGCTTTACGCGAATTAGGACGTTTTGAAGATGACACTATTGCTCATGTAGCAACAGGTGAAACCATCATTCCGATGGAGGTTTTTGATGAAAACCCAGAACTTCGAGATCAAGTATTTTCCTCCATGGCAAAACTTGGTATTAATCCGGCTGAATATATTGTTGGTAGTAATCTTAATTCAATTAACCCAGTTACAGGTCAACCAGAATTCTTTCTTAAAAAATTATTTAAAAAATTAAAAAAAGCAGCACCTGTTCTTTTACCTATAGCAGCATCATTTATTCCTGGCGTAGGTCCTTTATTAGTAGGAGCAGCGGGAACAGCGGGCGGTTTAATAGCAGGACAAGATCCAAGACAAGCGTTAATGTCAGGCATTATGGCTGGAGGATTAGCGGGACTTGGTAAAGGAACGCAAGCATTTAATTTAGGAAATCAAGCGGGTGGTAGATCTTTAGGAAGTTCTATATTTAAAGGTATTCAAGAAGGTGGTTTAGGTACGTTGTTTAAAGGAGCAGCGCCTCAATTTACAAATACAAGTCAACAAGTTTTTAGCGGTTCAAATGCTGCAGAACTAGGACAAACGGCAGGAAAAGTAGTCAACACACCAGAAGTAAAAAAAGGAATTTTTGAAACAGCGTCAAATTTATTTAGAACTGAGGGAGACCCAACGAAACCATACAGTAAATCAAGAGTGTTGGCTGGTCTAATGTTAGCACAGCAAGCACCAGAGATTTTTAACGCATTCATGGGTGGAGACGATGAAGAAGAATACGTAGATACAAATGTTTATCCAGGAGATTTTGGACAACTAGCATCGCTTAATTTTGCTCCTTCTTATAATGCTGGATCAAATATTATTAATCCTTTACAAGTTGCTCAAGGTGGTATGGTGAACGAACCTATTAATGGATTAAAGAAAATGGGCGGTATTGCTATGTTAGCTGAAGGAGGTTTTCCTGAAGATGCACGAAGAGCTCAAGGAATGTTAAACGGTCCTGGAACGGGAACAAGTGATAGCATACCCGCATACTTAAGCAATGGTGAATTCGTTGTTACAGCAAAGGCTGTAAAAAATGCAGGAGGTGCGAAACCTATGTATGAAATGATGGATTATTTAGAAAAAGGTGGTAAACTGTCACCGCAATCAAGAGGTAATGCATAATGAGTGAGACATTCGTAAGACAAGCACCCTATATAGAAGAGAGAAGTGAACAACTTCTTGCAAGTGTATTTGGTGATCCAAACGCAGAGAGAAGAAAAGACCCTAATACAGGAGAGTTTACTGAGGGCTTAGAAGATTTTAATTTACGTCGTTTTGGTAGAGCGGGTGTTTCTAGACAAGTACCAGAATATAGTATTGCCGGATTAAACCAAGATCAAATAGACGCTTTTCAAAGAACACGTCAGGGATTGGGAGGGTTTGCTCCTTTTCTAAAACAAGCACAAGGAACATTACAAAGTGGTGTTGGTGCAGCATTAGCGGGAACTCCTTTCTTTGCACAGGGAGCACAACAATTAGGTCAAGGTTCGCAGATGTTTGGTCAAGGTGCTACAGGAATTACAGGACAAGACATTAGTCAATATTTTAATCCTTATCAACAATTTGTTACTGACGAAATAAAAAAACAAGGCGACATTATGAAGACACAAGCGGCTTCAAAAGCACAACAAGCGGGTGCGTTTGGCGGTTCGCGTTTAGGTGTTGTTGAATCAGGCATTGATGAAGGGACCTTACGACAAATTGGTCAAGCACAACAAGCGGGTTTCGGACAAGCGTTAGCAGCGGCTCAAGGAGATAAGCAACGTCAACTAATGGCCGGTCAAGGATTAGGTGCTATCGGACAAGGTCTCGGGGCTATCGGTTCACGGTTCGGGCAACTAGGTCAAGGATTAGGTACACTAGGCGCTGGACAAGCGGGTCTTGGATTAGATTTCCAACGCGCGGGATTAACAGATGCTAGTTCTCTTCTTGGTATTGGTGGACTACAACAACAAATTTCTCAAGCGGGTCTTGATGCTGCAAGAAAAACTGCAGAGCAACAAGAAATGGAACCATTCACTAGACTTGGTTTTGCTAGCGATATACTTACAGGTCAGCCTTCTAGTTATTCTAGTATTACCTACGGTGATCAAGCTCCTCCCGTAAACCCATTATCTCAAATTGCTGGTCTTGGTATTGGTGCATTGGGATTAAGTAGGTTGTTTGGTTAGTATGCATCCTCTTAACAGAAAAATGTTTCAACAGCCTATTAGGGCGCAATCTGGTGTGTACGTTCCTACTATAGAACAGATAATGAATTTCTATCAAGGTGGTTTTGATCAATCTGGACAACCTATGGATACAGAGAGTTTTTTAAGAGCGATTGAAGCAACTAAATTAATGAATGAAAAAGGTTTCTTTCCAGGAGAAGGAGAACCTTTAAAATTTACATTTTCTCCAGATAACAAAGAAGGAATTCGAGAAATTTTAAATCAAACAGATCTTGATAGAGTTGAATCTATGGGATTTGGACAAGGAGCTCCTGAAGGAGACGCGTATAAAGCTTTAATTGATCAAGCTAAAAATGAACAAATTGCAGGAATTATGGCAGCGGCAGCGTCTGATCCTAGTCAAAGACAACAACCTGTAATTGATTCTCTTTTAAGAGAAGGTGCACTGACAGGAACAGAAACTTTAGAGGCGCCTGAAGCAGGTAGAAGAGACGTAGCGAAAGATTTAATAGAAGCAGGTATTAGTAATTTATCTGGAACACCAACAGGACAGCCGGTAACAGGTGATGAAAATATAGAAATGATTAAAAGAAACATATTACAAGGAACTAATATCGTGGAACGCGGTACCCCAGAATATGAAGCTTTATCAGCCGTTGAAAAAATGAAAGTTGATGACGCGGTATCAGAACAAAAAAGAGAAGAAGTAGATCTAACGGATGCTTCTAAAGATAGATTAAAGAATTTTATTACTGCTGCTGGTGATTCAGCAGAAACGGCAATTTTAATTTATAATGATATGCTAAATGCTGGTGGAGAAATAGCAGAATCAGCGGGTGAAGTATTAGAAGGTTGGAAAGAAGCTTTCTCTGAAGGATTTAGTGATGATCAAAAGAAAAGTCTTAACGAACAGTTAGAATATTTAAAATCACAAAGTAAGGATGCGGGCAATCTTGGCCCTCCTATATTTGGTGTGGATATGGAAACGTTACAAAAAGGCGGAGAGAATATAAAGGAGTGGTATAAAAAAACTGTTCTTCCTGAAATGGTAGAAGGTGGTTTGGATATTGCTCAAAATATATTTGGTGCTTCAGATCTTGGAGTGGGTAGTGATCTTCCTCCAGAACTACAAACAGGAACAGTTGCTGCTACTGTTGATCCAAGATTAGCATCTGGCATATCGGAGCCTCAAGACAAAGCAATAGACTTGGCTGATCGTGTTCCAAATGACGTAATGGCAAATATCGCGGAAAGAATAGGTCCTTTTGAAACAAAAGTAAAAGATACAATAACAGAAACTAAAGAACTTGTTACTGAAGGATTAACTAAAATAAAAGATCTAGGTAATAAACTACAAGAAGTAGCTCCAAAAACATACGAGATAATGGAAAAAGAAATTAATTCATTAACAGAAAAAGTAAAAAATAATAAAATAAACACGAAAGAATTTAATGAGAGCCTTGATCAAATAAAAGATAACATTATTGAGCTTACAGCAGATCTAGGAGGAGAAGTTAAAGAAGGTGTACTTGATGTTGTTGATAATGTTAAGGACACTATTACTGGTTTAACTTCTACTGAATCTACTAAATCAAGTACATACGTCGATCCTGATAAAAGAGTTGCAGAACCTATAAC